ACGAGGGGCGACGCCAAACAATCCACCGAAGTGGGTTTGACGCCCGACTGTGTCAGGTTTCACACACAGTCGCGTTGTTTAACGAGGTGACGGCACCTCGAGGACCCACCTCTCGTCTCATCGAGGTGGGGCCAGCAATTCGTTACCGTGCTGCAGTCACGGGCAGTGTATAGCTCAGAAGCAAGCTGCGAACGTCCAGGGCGTCGCTTCCCCGAAAACAACCACGGGCATTCATCTCCGCTGTTTTCATCACACCAGGACTGGCTAAGTCCATCATACCCATATTTTCCATCCTCCCCGCGTGAAGGGGGCAGGTTTTCCTATAAAGAAAGCAAAACAAAAGTTACGCTAATTTTTAGTTGTTTCACAGAGCTATTTTGTTAATACCACTACTGATGCGTACGGACCGGGGTTGACTAGACCCCGCCTAACTTACACTGAGACAGAGCTGACCGCAATCGGTGAGTTATCTTCAGATGCCTGTTCTACCAGGACGTACATCAGAGAGCTTTGGCATTTCGCTTCTGTATGTGCAATATTTAAATAAAATGAATGCTACTAGGTAAGGTGTGTACACTACGGTGGCCATGAAATAATAGACTTTCCCTCATTCTTGGATGCTTTCCCCTTGTATTGAAAATCAACTTGTTGCCACTCGAGGGTTGGCATCCAACAACGGCAATTCATGGAAGAATCAAAGGTATCTCTCCACTTGCCACATCCTCCATGATACCGTGCCTTGACGCCGAGGATTTCTGAAGGTTTATAATCAATTTCTGGTAATGCCTTCAAGATCTTGTCCTCAACATCATCAAGGTCGTTCGCCTTCTTCTTCAGTTTGCCACCACCAAGATTCCCAGTGATTGTCCGAGTTGATGCATTAGACTTCAAATCCGATACACTTTGTTCATCGAAATCAGCCCTACGTGCAGCAATGAAATCAGACGTGCTGTTTTGCTTCACAATAGGGTCGTCCCGGTATACAAAGTTCGGTTGGTTAGGCAGCTCGGCAGCTCGTATTTCCTGGTTTATCTGGCGGTAGTCGTTCTCAGAAATAGAACGTGCTGAGGCGGCATCAGTCTCAATCTGTTTTCGCCGTATATCCTCTGCTTGTCCCTCGACCCACATCTTATAAACAGCATCCCTTTCGAACTGCTGTAGGTCACGGCCCATGGCATTCAAACCGCCAGGGTGTAGGGAGAGGATATTGCCATCTGGGTCTCGAGTTTCTAAAGGTACACGTATCTTGGATTCATCAGATGTGGTGACTTCCGCAACATGTATGCTATCAATGACTGAGATTGGCCAGAATGGCTCATTGGTCGGCACAGCGGGTTCCTTGGTCGGCACAGCGGGTTCCCGCTGTGGAGACTGTGAGACTTCCGGTTGAGGTTCCGGAGCAGGTTCCGGTTTAGGTTCCGGAGCAGGTTCCGGTTTAGGTTCCGGTGCGACCACAAATCTTGAACTGGTGGGTCGCTTTGCAGATGGGGGGGCCGCTGCAATCGGTTTCTGAACTTCATCAATATAATCACCGCCGTCGTTCAGACGCACAGGAGAAGGCCGAAGATATTTAACATTCTTGAGCTCTCTTCTAATGTGCGGAACGGCGGTGTTAGCTCCATCACGCTCATCAAACACCATGGATACAAAACCAAACTCCAAGGTTTTGTCAGTGTAATCGCCATATGAGACACAGTAGTTGTATTTTGCTGTCTTCATAATGGATGGTGCCACCAAAAAGAGAGATCCACCGGTATTGGATGATACTTTACATGAACCGATGCTATCTCTCTCTACAACCTGACCGTCATGGAAATGACACCCATTGAGCTCTAAATCTTTGTGACCAAGCTTCCAAGAGGAAGTTATGTTGAGCTCAGTGATTGAGACATTGTCGTACACCCCGACGGACCAAATATCCGCGGTATCATTGTTGTACGCTACAATTCCCATCCACTTCTGGTCCTCACTACCACCTATTGCCTCAATAGGCATGTAACCCTCACAAAGGAAATCAACAAACCAATCACCAGCGGGCACGTCGAATACAATCATTGGCTTGTTCTTCACTGTGGAAGTCGAATACCAACGCGCGTTCAACGTGACGTCTTTCTGATTGTTTGCCTCTATATACCGGAAGACCTGCTGCTCCAAGTTGGAGGAGGCAATGATGGAGTCGTCATTGCCTTTAGTTTTGATCTTCGTCTTTGGTATACCAGAGTAGGCGAAAAATCGCCTTTCCTTTGCGGGTTTCGGTGAAGGTGGAGGAGGACTGGGTTTTGGGTCAGGCTTGGGTGAAGGTGATGGAGCTGCGTCTACCTATTTGGGACCTTGCAAAGTTATCATCACCTTGATGAGTAACTGTCCCGCGATCTCGGTCTTGGATCCATTTCCTCCATAGAGGAGGAAGAATTGGTTCGTGTCAGAGCTGACCCAATTCTGCCCATTAATGACCCCCGGCGGGAAGAACTTTGAAGTGTTCTTCGTGACGGGGAATGAAATGATTCTTGATTCAAGGGCGCTTCGAGAACAGGTAGTGTCGATCTCCAGAGCAAATGCGCCGGCAGTGGTGCTGCTGGCGTTCGTGACATAACCGCACGTGAGACCGATGATTTTATATTGATGGTAGGACTTGAGTACTCCCCCTGAAACCGCAGCGCACTGTGATAGGCCCGGTCCGAACTTGAGGATCCCCGTGGATCCGGCTTTGAGGTCGTCCACTGTGAAAGTGAAGACCTCAGCTGGCCGCGAAGAGAAGGTAATTCTGCCTCGGTTAGCTCGAGGGTTTGTTCTTCCATTTCTTCTTCGTCTTCGAGGCCTTCCTGGGACCACAACCACCCGTGGCGGTGCTGCAAACCTGCGAGGTCCATTGCGTCGTCGCCTGATATTTCTTCTGACTGGCTGACGTCTACGCACGACCATACTCGTTCACTATTGAACGAACTTGTTGGGAGATTTTAATGTAGGCTACGTAGCACACACAAACTGTAATAGGTATACTAGCTAAGAAACCTAAGAAAAAGCCGGCTAATAAATGGTAATCTATGGTGCTAAATTAAGAGGTTTAAAATAAGGTATTTCAAGCAACGTGCTTGTGAGAAGAGGAGTCACTATCTTCACTCCCAGGGGTTCGCATCCGATCCGCAAATTGTTGAGATAACGTTCAACAAGGACCTGTGTTTGCGGATCAACCCCAAAAGCATCCCAGTAACTCAACCGATTTTCCATAGTTACTGGTTCCTCAACACGGGTCCGTCGACCCTGGAGGCGCTCATCTGTCCCATAAGATATGACTCGATCAATAAAGCTCTCAGATACCTTCTTGTAGCCCGAACCTCTATACAAATTAGAATGGTAAGCGTCTAAAATGGGGACACCAGAATTTAGAATCATACCACATTGACCAGTAGCAGACATGAAACTCTTCACATCTTCTGCATTCTGCATACTGAGCATGGTATTGGCGTCCTTAGCAATTGAATCAGGACGACGAACCATTCTATACTTCCCATTTATACAAACCGGTCGGGACTGGCAAAATTCAAGCTTGGCTAGGGAGTATACAGGAGGTTCAATAGCCATGTTGAAACCGTACTCCCAAAACCATTTCCCTAATCCGTCGAACTTCTTTTCGTCTTTGCGTTCACAGATGATGACGCAATCGTCACCATTGTTGCAAAGTTCAGCTTTCACTACAAGTTCACGGAAATAGTTGTGCATCATCCCGCACATGATGAGCTTGTTCCCCATACTGGTATTAATATCACCAGACATCCTGTGGCCCTTAACCTTGAAGCGCAACATCTTGTCTTCAACAAAAAGACTGCACTTGTTTACTGTTTGCCAGTCCAACAAGTCACGCAACAGAGGGTCCCCAAAAACCTTGTTGTAGATGCTGTGCTCCCACTTCAACGCCTCCGTCGACACATGTTGGTCGAAGCGGGAGGCGTCTACTCCAATAGCCACAGGATTCCTGAATTTGTTCCACTTACCAGCGATCAATCTCCCCTGTTTAAAATTATCGTAACCACTGAGCACCGTTGCTGACCCAAAGACATTGTCAATGGCATGCATGAATCGCTTTTCATTCAGCTTCAAACGGCGCCCAAGCTCGATATTGTACCTTTTGCTTCGGGGGCAGATCAATCTCGGGGCAATTGCCTTGCACATCCAGTGCTTCTCCATTTTGAGGAAAGCAGTAACGTCAGCATCTTCCTTGCATACAGGCTTCTTTCGAAGTTTGAACGCGGCCAACTCGTACTGCCTCCTCTTGCTAGATTTGTAGGTGGAGACTAATTGCGCTACGGTACATGTCCGTAGCGGCCCGACATCAGCGACAATCTTGTCGCGGAAGTAACCCAAGCGCTCTTCAAAAATGTTCCTCCGGGGTTTCGGAGGGCGCACTATATCGTCACCCTTACCGACGGTGAAAACCCGTCGCTCAACAGCCACGAGGGCGTTGTGGAATGAAGGATTGGGCACACGGTAGTCTAAACCTAGGGAAAACTGAGATAAGTAACTAATCCTACTCTTAACCTTCCTAGGTAAGCATCCTGACCGCACCACGATTTCCGGCAATCCCAAAATACTAAAAGGGGATTCAAAGCCGGATGCGGTCAGTAGCCCCTCTAAAAATCCTGGCCTTCAAGAGCGGCCAGGTCCGCGCGCGCCTTCCTCGCCGCGGGACTGTGAATGACCATTGCCTGCACCATTTCTTGCTTGGTTACGACAGGAACAATGGTAAGCGCGGTACGTGCGAGAAACTCAGAGGAGGCCATGTCGAGTTTCATGTCGTCAGCAAACTGAGCGACATATCGATTGATGGTGGCCACTCCAATCTCATCCGCACCAACCCTATTGTTTTTGGATCTGATGTACTTGCGGATGTAAGATTGAGCATCCCGCCGGCATTCCGGCTTGATGGAACGGGAGACCTTGACAATAGGACGTTTAATCTCCTCCCCTTCATCCATCACAGTGTGGAACTCACCGGTTTCCACTTCTCTGACGGTACACAGCTCATAGAAATCAGGTAATTCAGCAACCTGACTGAGTTTACCTTGAACCTTGTGACACAGCTGGTCCGTCTTGGCTCTACGGCTCCGCGCTCTCTTAACATAATGCATTCGCTGCTCAAACGTGTTAAAAAAGCGGCCGAAGTAGCCCTCTCCCTTCTCTTCTTCATACTGGTCCTTGATGTCTTCAATGGTGGACGAGTATGAACGTTTTGCCCTGGTGAGCCGAGCCTCAGCTTTGAAGAGCTCGTCCTCCGTAAAGGCGACTCTCTCGGTGTATATCGGCTTGGGCATGGGAGGTTCAGCGACCCCTGGGTTGACAGGTATAACCTGCGGCGCCAACTCGATGGGGTTGGCGTAGTAGTTTTCCCAGTAGGTTCGCTCCTCGTCTTGGAACTTGTTCCAGACGTCAACGTGCCACCCCTCTGGCACTTCAGACTCAGGTTCTGCATCTTTATCACCAGACGCTTCACCTGCAGCTTGAAATACCCGCTCTCGTCGCACGCTTGTGCGGATCTTTTCTGCGAGTTCGTGCAGAGTCGGGTATTTGGGGACCTCCGTCGTGGTTGGCGCACCATCAGGTCTTGTTGGGACGGGCCAGCCGGTAACTTTAGGAGCCTTAAGGACGGTGTCGAGGTGGAGTCGGGCGAGGGCAAGTTCAACATCAGCATCATTGTATGCTGAGTAGCAGTCCCACTCGAACTGCTCGACGTCGTCCATGTAACCGTAACAGGCATCGACGAAGGCGTCATGTTGTGAGAACTTCCCCTGAAGCTCCCACAGCCACACCTTGAATTTCTTGTAAACGGTGCGGAGGTTGTTGTAGATGTGAGAGATGAAATCTTTTACAACCTTGAAACTAGCGCAGATGAGGTCGTCAAACAACATCTTGACGGGCTTGGTTTCACACTTAAACTCTGAGACGGCAGACTAAACCGCTGACAGATAAAGCGAGGGGCTTTGGTTTGTGATGATCGTCAAATCAC